AAGGCCAATAACCCTAAGAGCAGCGCATACGGCATACCTCAGCTACTTAATATGACCACTACTAATCCATATAGGCAGATAGAGTTAGGTGTTAAGTACATAACTAAACGTTATGGTAATAGTTGTGTTGCATTGGCTAGACATAAGAGAGTAGGGCATTACTAATGGCTAAGGCAGGGGACCCACGCATACAGCGAGCCTATCGCTACACCTTTAGGACTAGGATACTGCGCCGTGATGGCTTTATCTGTTACTACTGTGGTGGTGATGCTGACCAGGTTGATCACGTTATACCTATATCGGTAGCACCTGAGCTAGTGGTTAATGCTGAGAACGCTGTGGCCTGTTGCAAGCCGTGTAATACATCGAAGGGGAATCGCCCACGGGGGCTTTTTTTAGCCAAGACGGCTACCCCCCCTGTCTTTTCTTCCTTCCTCTCTCCAATGCGGTCGGAGATAGCCCAGGACAGTCCATTCACCGCCCGACCTAACCCAGATCAAGCCGGATAATGGCAGCTCGTAAACAACCGCTACGAGGGGCAACAGAACCAAGGCTTCACAGCGTTTACTTAAAAGGTAAATCTAAAGTTGATGATGTAATTGAGTTAGCCAAACTGATCGAGATACCTTTACTGCCCTGGCAGGAATTCGTGTTGCGAGATATGCTCAGGATCGATACAAAAGGAAACTGGATACGCAAGACCAACCTAATCCTGGTTGCTAGGCAGAATGGCAAGACTCATCTAACGCGAATGCTGATCTTGGCTCATCTCATCAAATGGGATAGCCGCAATATCATTATTGCTTCATCTAATAGATCGATGGCACTCGATACCTTTAGGCAAGTGGCGACAGTCTTTGAGAGCAACGAGAACTTGATGCAGCTAGTCAAACAGATCAGATATGCCAACGGTACTGAGTCGATCGAGATGAAAGATGGCCGCAGACTCGATGTAGTAGCTGCAACTAGAGATGGCGCTCGCGGTAGATCCGCAGATGCGCTATTTCTTGATGAAATCCGAGAATGGTCAGAGGATGGATACCGAGCAGCGATGCCGGTAACTCGCGCTAGGGCTAATGCTCACACTTTCCTGACTTCTAACGCTGGCGATGCTTTTAGCGCAGTACTTAATCAGTTACGCGAACGAGCGCTAGATAATCCGCCTAAGTCTTTTGGTTATTACGAGTACAGCGCTCCCCAGTACTGCAAGATCGATGATCCTAAAGCCTGGGCACTTGCCAACCCTGCACTTGGCTATCTAGTAACTAAAGAGACACTAGAAGAGTCAGTCGCTACTTCTCCTATAGAAAATACGCGAACAGAGCTGCTTTGCCAATGGATCGACTCTTTAAGCAGTCCTTGGCCGCATGGAATACTTGAGGAGACTAGCGATAGCGAATTGCAGATACCAGTTGGCGGTTACACAGTCTTTGGTTTTGATGTATCACCTTCTAGGCGCAATGCTTCGCTAGTTGCCGGTCAATTACTCCCCGATGGCCGAATAGGCGTTGGCATCTTACAGACTTGGGAAAGCGCTATCTCGGTTGATGATCTTAAGATAGCTGCTGATATTAAAGGATGGGCAGATCAGTATCGACCAAGGCAAATCTGCTACGACAAGTACGCAACCGCATCGATCGCTGAAAGATTAAGTAACGCTGGCTGCATAACTCAGGATATATCTGGCCAGCAGTTCTACCAGGCATGCGGAGATTTACTCAATGGCCTGATTAGCCACAAGGTAGTTCATAATGGCCAGGCTAACTTAATCCAGCAGATGAATAACTGCGCAGCTAAAGTAAACGATGCAGCATGGCGAATAGTTAAGCGAAAGTCTGCTGGCGATATTTCTGCGCCTATCGGTTTGGCGATGGTTGTATCAATGTTAATGAAACCACAACAGGTAGCGGCTATCTACGCAGAATGACCTACATCTAGTGTATAATTGCGACCTATGGGTATATTCTCGCGCAAACCGCAAATTATACAAGCGCAAGAAGCGCCTCAGATTATGGCCGACACTTTTTACGGCTACAACAATTACTTTCCTGCCTTAGTATCTCGCCAGCAAGCACTTGGCGTTCCAGCCATTAAACGATGCCGCGATTTAATTGCAGGAACTCTTGCTTCTGTACCTTTAGAGTATTACAAAAAGTCAACCGGCGAAAAGATCGCCGCACCTCGATGGGTTGAGCAACCTTCTAAACATCAGCCATTATTTGAGACTCTTTACTTCACGCTTGACTCGTTGCTCATGTACGGTCAGGCTTTCTGGCAGATAACTGAAGTTTATGCCGAGGATGGCCGCATGGCTCGCGCTAACTGGGTTGCTAATACTAAAGTTGGATTTATTACTGATCCAGCGACCAACTTCGTTACACAATACAACATTGATGGTAAGCCAGTACCTATGACTGGACTTGGTTCGCTTATTACATTCCAAAAGGATGAAGGCATCCTAGGAATAGGCGCTAGGACTATCCAGTCTGCACTCGATGTGCAACGCGCTGCTGCTATAGCATCCGCAACTCCTATGAGTTCTGGAATAATTAAAAACTCTGGCGCTGACCTGCCACCATCTGAAATAACTGCGTTACTAGCTGCGTGGAAGCGCAGTCGCCAAAATAATGCAACTGCTTATTTAACTTCTACTCTTAATTACGAAGCAACTTCATTCTCGCCTAAAGAAATGGCATACCAAGAAGCAATTCAGACAAGCGCAACGGAATGCGCCAGACTTTGCTCGGTTGATCCTTATTATGTTTCTGCTTCAATGAACACAACCATGACTTATGCCAATGTCCAAGATGAGCGCAAGCAGATGGTGGCTTTAACTTTGCAGCCTTACGCATCAGCGATTGAGGCCAGACTAAGTATGGATGATATCTCTACTGCCGGTCATTATGTAAAGTTTAATCTCGACGATACATTCTTGAGAACAGAACCAATGGAAAGACTGCTAGTGCTAGAAAAAATGCTGGCACTTGGTTTAATTACAACTGAACAGGCAATGGAAATGGAAAGTTTATCTCCTAACGGAAATGGCAAATAATGGAAACTTTATACATAGAAGCATCATCTATCGAATGCAATGAGGATCGCCGCGAAATATCCGGCATGATCGTTCCGCTTGGAACTGGCGAGGTTGGCAACACTAACCTTGGCGCTTATACCTTTGAGGCTGGCTCTATTGAGATCGGCGATGTAAGCAAGATCAAGCTGCTATCGCAACACGATATGAAAAAGCCTATTGGCCGAATGACTGCTGCCGAGACACGCAAGGATGGCATCTACGCAACCTTTAAGTTAAGTCGATCAACTAGCGGTAACGATGCTCTCGTTATGGCTCAGGAAGGCCTAGTAACTGGCCTATCGATCGGCGCGGAAATTATTTCATCTAAGCCATCACGCGATGGCCACACAGTCGTATCTGCGGCTAAATTAAAAGAAGTTTCCCTAGTAACTGAGCCAGCCTTTAAGTCTGCTCAAGTATTAGAGATCGCAGCAGAGGACACACCAACTGCTGAAACACAACCAACTACAGAAAGCGAGACAGTCGTGGAAGAAACCACTCCAGTCGAAGCATCACCATCAGTAGAAGCATCGGCTGTAGAAGCTGCTCGCCCTACTGTTACAGCAATGGCTTACTCAAAGCCTCGTCTAGATTTCTCTGCAGGAAAGCATCTTGAGATGACTATCCAGGCAGCAATGGGATCAGAGGATGCTCGTCAATACCTAAGAGCAGCCGCAGATACAACAGACAACGCTGGTCTAGTACCAACTCGTCAACTCTCAACAGTTATCAACGGACTTGCTAACTCAACACGCAGCAACATCGATGCTATCTCAAAGGGCGCATTGCCTGATGCAGGTATGTCATTCGAAATTCCTAAAATCACAGTAATGCCTACAGTTGCGTCAACTGGCGAAGGCTCAACACCATCAAATACTGATCAGAATGCAGCTTTCGTAACAGTATCTGTTGCCAAGTATGCAGGACAACAGACATTCTCAGTAGAACTCTTGGATCGTTCTAATCCAATTTTCGTTACTGAATTGATGAATAACCTCGCTGCACAATACGCAAAGGCAACAGATACAGCAGTTAACGCTGCGATAATTTCTGGCGCATCACTTGACGCAACAACAACAGCAACTTACCCAACAGCAACAGAGTTGCTTGGCGTAATTGCTAGAGGTGCGGCATCTGTTTACAACGGCACACAGGGCTTTGCTCGCAACATCATCTGCAACACATCACAATGGGCAAACATTATGACTCTGAACGATACTGGACGCCCAATCTACAACGCACAAGTTCCTCAGAACGCTGGCGGCGTAGTTGCTCCAACTTCAGTTCGCGGTAATGTTGGGGGTCTTGATCTCTATGTAACTGCTAACACAGCATCGCTTACAGATACAGACGGCTCAATCCTTATCGTTAACCCAGATGCTTACACATGGTACGAGTCTCCAACTTACCAACTTCGCGCAGATGTAATCGCAAGTGGTGAAGTTTCAATCGTCATGTACGGCTACGGCGCAATCGCAACCAAAATCGGTGCAGGCGCGTTCAAGAACAACAAGGCATAAGCCTATTTAAGTCGCTGGCTGGGTAGTGCCCTTCTACCCAGCCAGTCTTTAGGAAGGATCACATGAGCGTAACAACAGTCGCAACTCTTAGAACTGCCCTTGGCGTTGGCACACTCTATGCAGATGCGGTTTTACAGTCAGTCTGCGATGCAGCAGATGATGTTATGTTGCCCTTCCTATTTACTAACGAGACTTACAATGTTGCACACAGCAACACAACCACAGAGGGAACTCTTTACTTTAACCAGCGAGTAAAAGATATATTTTATGTTGGGATGAGCGTAGTCGTAACCAAAAATGGCACACCTTTTAACGGCACAAAAACGATCACAGCAGTAGATGTTCAGACCATTACCTATGCGGTAACTGGCTCTCCTACTGCGACTGAATATCATCCAGTAGTTCCTTTAGGCGTAGTCTCTGGCACAACTCAAACAGATTACACAACCATCGATGCAGTCAAGCAAGCATCTCTGCAAATCTGTGAGGCTATCTGGCAAGCGCGCCAAGCGCCAAGCGGTCAGGGCATGACAGTTGATGGCTTTGCACCTAGCCCATTCACAATGTCTAACACTCTGTTGGCTCGCGTTCGTGGCCTTCTCGCGCCTTACCTATCGCCTTATGCGCAGATCGGCTAGCCATGGCAGCAGCGATCTCAACACTTCGCGCCACTATTGCAGCAGCTCTAGTCGATAACACACTCTGGTCAGTATTTAGTTTTCCACCAGCTACACCTATTGCCAACAGCGTAGTTCTTTCACCGGCTGACCCTTATGTAACTACTAATAACAACAGTTACAACACTATTGCGCCCCTGGCTAATTTTTCTGTGAATATATTCGTGCCCTTGCTCGATAATGAGGGCAACCTAAATGGAATTGAGGAGATGCTAGTAGCTGTGTTTAACAAACTGGCAGCATCCTCGATCGTCTATAATGTGGGAGATGTGAGCGCGCCTAGCGTTCTTTCTGCCGCAACAGGCGATTTACTGACTTGCTCCCTGCAAGTATCAGTTCTAACGAGTTGGAGTTAACCATGACTGAATGGGAAAAAGAAAACGAAGCGTTCCTGATCAAAATTGGTCAGATCGCTCCAACAACACCTAAACCAACACCTAAGAAAGATGAGGAATAACCAAAATGGCAGTATTTTTAAGCAATGGAGTTAAGGTTACTGTTAATGCGGTTGACCTTTCAGACCATGTAACATCAGTTACGCTAAACAGAACTTTCGATGAACTCGAAGTTACAGCAATGGGCGATAGCGGCCACAAGTTCGTTAAAGGCTTGGAAGCATCATCTGTAACTATTGATTTCCTAAACGACACAGCAGCATCTAATGTTCTTGCAACACTTCAGGCTACATGGGGAACTTCAGTAGCAGTAACTTTGAAGCAGACCTCAGCAGCTACTTCAGCGACAAACCCACTTTATACAATGACATGCTTAATCAACGGAACAACCGACATTAACGGTGCAGTTTCAGACCTTGGCACACAGTCAGTAACTTGGAATGTCAACGGCACAGTAGTAATCACAACTTCCTAATAACTAACTAAGGGGCAAAACATGGCAAAACTAAAGGTAACAAGGGCAGACGGAAGCGTTAACGAGTACCAGATCACTCCGGCGATCGAGTACGCCTTCGAGCAATATGCAAAGAAGGGCTTCCACAAAGCCTTTAGAGATGACGAAAAGCAGACCGATGTATATTGGCTCTGCTGGGAAGCAATCCGTCGGTCGGGTGAAACCGTTAAACCCTTCGGAGAGTCTTTTCTAGATACATTGACGCGAGTCGAGGTACTAGACGATGACCCTTTGGCGTAACGCGGGAGTCCTTCACCTATCTCGTAGCGAGACTATCGCTTGAGACTGGACTCTCGCCCCAAACTTTAATTGAACTAGATCACACAATGTTTAGGACTTTATTATTAGCCCTAAAGGATAAAGCAAAGGAGATAGACGATGCCAACAGAAATCAAAGGCGGCGTAGAACTTCTTAGAGCATTAAAGGCTTACACTCCTGATCTAGCAAAGGCAACTACTAAAGAATTAGGCGATGTCTTACGCCCTATGACTAATAAGGCTAGAGGCTTTCTGCCTTCTAATGCAGCAATGCTATCTGGCTGGACTTCTGCTGCATCCTCTGAGAATACGACTAACTATCGTCACTTCCCAAAGTACGAGCAAGGCAGAGCCAAGCGCGGTGTTAATTACTCAGTCTCGCCATCTAAGCCTAATAAGTCCGGCTTCTCATCTTTAGCGGCAATAGTTAACAGTTCTGCCGCCGGAGCAATTTACGAGACTGCCGGGCGTAAGAACCCTAACGGTCAACCTTCTCAAGCATCGACTCGCGGCAAGTTTAGCGATTACATAGACACATCGAACAAGGTTAACAAGTCTCTTAATCCTAATGCTGGAAAGCAGTTCATCGCTCGCGCTAATGCAACAGGGAAGTTAACTAATGCTGCCCCAAGACAAGTAGGACAAGTCGGTCGGGCTACTCGCAAGTTAACTGGTCGCGTTATATTTCGCGCCTTTGCTGAGGATCAAGGTAGAACCACAGGCGCAATAGTTAAAGCCTTTGAGAGCGCACAGATCAACTTCTATAAGAGAACTAAGAAGGTTAACTAATGGCAGGAGCAGATGTAAAGGTAGTCTTAGGCGCGGAGTTCGTAGGTAAGAAGGCTTTCAATGACGCTCTCAAGTCAACAGTTAGCCTTCAGAGCCAAGTACGATCTCTTGCTAAGTCTTACCTTGGACTCTTTACCGCTCAGAAGTTAATTACTGAAGGCGTTCAAGCAGTTAAAGCCTTTGCTCAAGATGAGGCAGCAGCAATGCGCCTTTCAACAGCAGTAGACAATCTAGGCATCTCATTCGCTAATCCTGAGATCGCTAATTTTATATCAAGCCTTGAGAAAAGCGCGGCTATTGCCGATGATATTCTCCGTCCGGCTTTTCAGGGTCTATTGACCACGACTGGATCACTTATCCAGTCACAGAAACTTCTTAACGATGCCATAACAATTAGCCGAGGTACAGGCGTTGACCTTGCTACTGTCTCAGAGGACTTAGCAAAAGGTTATGTAGGTATTACTAAAGGTCTAAAGAAATACAATACAGGCTTAACTACTGCTGAACTATCTAGCAAGTCCTTCTCAGAGATCTTAGGTGTACTTCTCAAGCAGTCATCTGGCGCAGCCAATGCCTATCTAGACACTACATCTTTCAAGTTCGACACATTAACGATTGCAACAGATAACGCTCGCGAGATGATCGGTAAAGGTTTAGTCGATGCCCTTGCTCGCGCTGGCGGTGGCACAGAAGCAGTAGATGCTATTGCGACTATGAATAATATAGCCAAGGCTATTAACGCAATCACACTTGCAGCAGGTACAGCCGTAGGCGCTATTCCTTCTTTGATCGGCGTACTAAAGAAGTTGCCTTCTAATATCGTAGGCGGCTTTGCTGGTTCTATTGGCGCTAAGCAAGGAATTAACACAGTTCCTACCGTTACTAAGCCCAAGGCAGTCATGTCTAAGACTGCTCGCGAAAAGGCTTTAGAGAAGTTAGAAAAGGATGCAGCCAAGCGCGCTAGAGAATTAGCAGCACTTACTAAGAAGCAGACTGCCGCCGTTAAAGAGCAGACAGCGTTGCAAAAGGCTGGCACTTTATTCGACATTGAGCAGACTCAGATACTTGCTGCACTTAAAGGCACAATCTCAGCCGAGGAACGCAAGCGCTTAGAACTGCAATTAGCGATCCTTACCGGCAATACAACAGAGGCTTCTAAACTTGCTGGCCAACTTGCTAAGTCTCAAGGCTTAACAGCAGAGCTAGTGGCATTCCTAAAGAACTTGCCAGATGCTAAGAACCCATTCTCCGCTTGGGCTAATTACCTGGATGCTATTGAGGCTCAAGTAAAAAGAATTGCAGTCGGCGGAACTACTGGCGGTGGCACAGCAGCAGTAACCGGCACATCGATGTCTAACGGAAATGGAATGTTTGATCCAACAGACTTCCTACCTGCAATGCCAGGTGGACAATTAGGTGCTGGATTTAACCAACCTGGAACAGTTGTAGTCAATGTTGCAGGTTCAGTAGTATCAGAAGGCGAACTGGTAGATGCAGTTCGCAATGGCTTGATCAACAGCTCATTAAGCGGCGCAGGTTCTCTGGTCGCTAGGCGCACAGGTACATTCGCAACGCTATGACCCTTCCTGCTCAGATAGCCGTATCCTTTGACTTTACTAGCGGAGCAACTTTCGGTTATCCCTTTACCATTGGCGATGCTAAATATGGCCTTTTAGGTACTGGCACACTAGCTGCAACTACTACGCCAGAACCAACAGTTGACTTAACTGAAAATGTTTACTCCATCAGTATTAAGCGCGGTCGCAATATTATGCGCGATACTTATGAGGCTGGAACTTGCACAGTCAGAGTGCTTGATCCTCTGTCCTACTTTAATCCTCAAAATACTCTTAGCCCTTATTATGGCTTCCTAACCCCGCTTCGCAAGCTGCGCGTATCAGCAACAGTTAGCAATGTTGGTTATTTTCTATTTTCTGGCTATACAACTGAGTACAAGTACACCTATCCGCAGAACCAAGAAACTGGCTATGTGGACATTGTCTGCGTGGATGCTTTTAGGCTTATGCAACAGGCGAGCCTTACAACGGTGGCAAGTGCTACTGCTGGTCAAGATACCGGCACTCGCATAGGCAAGATATTGGATCAAGTATCTTGGCCGACATCAATGCGCAGCATAGATACCGGTGACACAACCTGCCAAGCCGATCCTGGAACTTCTCGGACTTCCCTTGATGCTCTTAAGAACGCAGAGTTTTCAGAGCAAGGCGCGTTTTATATTAACCAAGAGGGCACAGCAGTATTCTTAAATCGCACTAATGTAATTAAGAAGTATGGCGTTACTGCTATTGAGTTCGATCAGACTACGGGCATTCCTTACACAAACCTAGTATTTGCCTTTGACGATAAGTTAATTATTAACAGCGCTGGAATGACTATCGTTGGCGGCACACAGCAAGTAGCCGAGAATGCAGCTTCTATCGCTAAATACTTCTCTCATCAATTAAACGAGTCCAAGTTAGTAGCGCAGACGGATGCAGATGCCTTAAATATAGCCAGGATTTATTGCGCAACTAGAGCCGAGACTACGATCCGCATCGATGCTATGACTGTCGATTTACTTGATCCAGATGTACCGACTGCAACAATGCTGGACTTAGATTACTTTGCAGTTCTCAAGATTACGAATGTTCAGCCAGATGGCTCAACTATCGTTAAAACACTACAAGCGCAGGGACTGGACTGGAATATAACGCCTAACTCCATGAAGGTAACTGTTACAACACTTGAGCCAATAGTCGAGGGCTTCATCATAGGCTCGGCTGTATCAGGTATAATCGGCACATCCATCATGGCGTACTAGGAGATATAAATGGCAACAGGCTTTCCATCAGTTACGGGCGATGTCCTTAGCGCGGCTATGTATAACGGGTTAACGGCCTTTACCGTCAATACGGCACAGACAGCCGACTACACAGCAGTCCTCAACGATCAGTATCAAGTGCTACAGCCTATGAATAAGGCTACTGCGGTTGCTTTTAAGATACCTACCAACGCCTCTGTAGCTTTTGCTACAGGCACAGTAATAACAATTCTCAATATAGGTGCTGGCACTTGCACTATCTCGGCTACAACTCCAGCCACAACCACAGTTCTTTCAGCCGGTGCAACCGCAGCTAGTCCTACCCTTGCTCAATACAAATCAGCAGCGTGTATTAAAACTGGCACAGATGCTTGGTATGTCGTGGGTGCAATAGCCTAATGTTAAACATCATTGCAGCTTTTAATCAAACAACAACAAGTAAACCAACCTCGGTTGACTATCTTGTAGTTGCTGGCGCTGGCGGGGGGAGTTACGGACAATTTAACTCTGGTGGATACGGCGGAGGCGGCGGCGGCGCTGGCGGATTTAGAACTGCTGCTTCTTTCGGCATTGGAGCATCTTTTACTGTAACAGTTGGCGGCGGCGGCGCAGGTGGTACATCTGGAACGGATACAGGTAGTTTAGGATCAGATTCAGTTTTTTCCACAATTACTTCTACGGGTGGCGGCGCGGGTTCTAATCAAAGTCGCGCTGCAACTGCTGGTGGTTCTGGCGGCGGCGCTGGAACATCTGGAACACTCGGCGCTGGTAATACACCTTCTACTTCACCTGCTCAAGGTTTTTCTGGTGGTTCATCAACTAATAGTCCTTATGCTACTGCTGGCGCTGGCGGCGGCGGATCGAGTGCTGTTGGCGGCAATAGCACAGGCGTTTCACCAGGAGGCGCTTCTGAAGCTATAAGCGGCGCTGGCGGCGCAGGTACATCAAATTCTTATTCAGGCAGCGCTCTTTTTTATGCTGCGGGTGGCGGCGGCGGCGCTGGCAACGGTGCTATTCAGCCTGGAAGTGGTGGGTCAGGAATTGGGGGCGCAGGTGGATCAAGTGCTGCTGGAACAGCTGGAACTACAAACCGGGGCGCTGGCGGCGGCGGCGCTGGCGCCGCCAATAATGGTGGAAATGGTGGATCGGGAGTTGTAATTATTCGATATGCCGACACTAAAGCAGATTTGACTACAATAGGTGGCACACTTGTAAAAACAGGTGGCGGAACAACACCAACGACTACAACTGGTGGCTACAAGATTTATGTATTTACTGGCGGAACTGGAACGGTAACTGTCTAATGGCACACTACGCATTCCTTGATAAAAATAACATAGTTACAGAAGTTATTGTCGGGCGTGATGAGTGGGAAATAGTTGATGAAATAACAGACTGGGAGCAAGCCTACTCAGATGTAAGAGGTCAGGTCTGCAAGCGCACTAGTTACAATAACAATATTCGGTACAACTACGCGGGAATTGGCTATACCTACGATGCAAACGCAGATGCTTTTATTGCACCTAAACCGACCTGCGGCCATAAAGAATTATTTCTAAACGATAAATATCAATGGAATTGCCAAGGTTGTGAAATTGAGTATCAGAAGTTATTAGATGAAGCCTAAATTATCTAAAGCAGCAGCTCAACTACGGGAGCAATTTGATGACTGTTTCAGCGATCGTGATCGCACCTCGGACGGCTGGATCGGTGATAGTCGGCACTCAGCTCGTAAGTCTGACCATAATCCAGATGGCCAAGGCTGGGTACGTGCCATTGATGTTGACCGCGATTTATCCGGCAAGGCTAAGCCCGACCTCATGCCCGATGTGGCAGATCAACTTCGTATCCTGGCAAAGTCTGATAAGCGCATCTCCTACATCATCTTTGCAGGAAAAATTGCCAGTTCTAAATCGCTATGGATTTGGAGAACTTATACAGGAATTAACAAGCACGATCATCATTGCCATATATCTTTCAATAGCAAAGGCGATGAGGATGGCTCGTTCTTTAATATCCCACTACTAGGAGCAACTAAATGAATATGAAGCACCCAGCAATAATCTCTATTGGCGCATTCCTCTGTGTCTGGGGTACAACCTCTAACTTCGCCCTAGACTATCGTGCCATTCTTGGCTCGATCGTTGCCGGTATATTCGGGTATGCCACCCCTAAAAAATGACGGCTCAGGATTATGCAGCTCTTGCAATAGCGATGGTGACGGTGCTGGGTGGTGTTACTGCGATGCTGCAATTCATGGTCAAACACTATTTAGCGGAGCTGAAGCCAAATAGCGGTACATCGATGAAAGATGCTGTAAATCGGTTAGAGACACGCATCGATAAAATCTATGAAATCCTCTGCAATAAGTCAGACTAATCCTATGACACGCAAACGAGTTATAGACCTTGAGGATTACTCAATGCTAGAGACTTATTGCATTGGGTTAAACGAGTACTGGAAAAGCCTAAAGAAGGCTGGCTTTGCTGACGATATTGCTATGGCGATATTGCTAGAGCCTTTGACTTATCCGGCAACTATTCTGCCAACTCCTAACTGGCTGCCCAACCTTCCCGACCGCATCCCCTATGATGATGACGATGAGGATTAACAATGAAAAGAACTGTAATCGTTCCCGATCTACAAGTTCCCTATCATGATCAAGTAGCAGTAAGAAATGTTGCAGCTTTTATTAAGGCGTACCGCCCCGATTCTGTCATTACTTTGGGAGATGAGATCGATCTCCCACAGATCAGCCGATGGACAGAAGGCATGCCAGGATGGTTCGAGCAGACACTCGGAGATGATCGAGATCAAGCAGTAGAAGTTTTATGGTCGCTAGTGGAGCATTCTAAAGAAGCCCACATGATCAGAAGTAATCACACAGACAGACTTTACAATGTGATTATGAAAAAGATACCGGCATTCCTAGCGTTGCCTGAGCTGCGCTTTGAGAAGTTCCTTAAGTTAGATGAACTAGGGATTACCTACCACAAGAAGCCTTATGCCTTTATGAAAGGCTGGGTGGCAGTTCATGGTGATGAGCAAGCCATCAACCCTAACGCAGGGCTTACAGCCCTTGGAGCAGCCCGTAGACACGGTTTAAGCGTAATCTGTGGACACACACACAGAGCAGGGCAGTCGGCCTTTACAGAGGCATCTGGGGGCAAGATAGGGCGTATCCTGCGAGGCCTAGAAGCAGGGCATCTTATGGATGTACGCCTGGCTGGCTACACCAGGGGCACAATGAACTGGCAGCAAGCATTCGTACTGGTCGAGGACACGCAAGTAACGCTTATTAACCTGGAGAAGGATGGCACTTTCGTAGTCCATGGGCGCAGGTATGGACGATCTAGATAACGATATTTCGCACTCAGTTGATGATGCGGTTGACAAAGTAGAATTGTTACCGTTTCGTTATAAACAACACCGCAGTTCTGTCTGATATTTATGCAACACTTATGCCAAGAAGCTGCGAAGGGCGCAGCAGAAGGGCAGTAAATGAGTACATTACAAATAATCATCCTGGCATTTTGGTTCTTGATGTTCTTTATGGGGTACAAAATAGGCCATAGAGATGGCTACATCGTAGGCCGCAAGGCAGTACGCAGGCACTACGAGCAGCTAGATCAGGTAAGAGTATGAAACATGCTGAAATCCTACAAAGTGCAACAGACCTTTATCAGGAACGCGGATTACATTATGGTCATCCAAGCGACAACATGGCTAGAGCCGCAAGGCTTATTAGCGCCTATCTGGAAATGCCGGTTGAGGATTACCAGGTTGCAGTCATTCTCGCGCTTGTTAAGATCGGACGAACCCTTGAGGATGCACAGCGCATTGATAGTTGGATCGACTCCGCTTCCTACCTTGCCATCGCTGGTCAATTAGCTACTGAGGAGAGTGAACTTTATGTTTAACTTAGAGGATTACGAGACAGTTGAGGAACGCCTAGTTAAGTTCTGGAAGGAACATCCTGATGGCCGAATATCTACTACGATTATTGAGCACACCCTTCAGCGCTTTATTGTACAAGCTGCTATCTATCGAACTGAAGTGGATGCAAACCCTTGGACAACTGGGTACGCAGAGGAAACTGTCTCAACGCGAGGAGTTAATGCTACTTCGGCGCTTGAGAACTGCGAAACGAGTGCGATCGGCCGTGCATTGGCTAACGCAGGTTATGCTTCGAAAGGCAAACGCCCTAGCCGCGAGGAAATGGCAAAGGTTAAAGCAACAGAGCCTAGAGGCTTCTCAGAGAAGTTAAGCGAAAAGATAATTATGCCGGTTGAGTCCGATGCTTGGACTGTAAAGGCGGTTGCTCCAGCAGCTAGTGCAGCAGAAGCGGTCGCCTTAGTCCAGGATGTATTAGGCGCAAATGTGATAGATAAAGACACGCCTCAATGTAAGCATGGCGATAGACGATGGAAAGACGGCAACAAGAACGGTCGCGCTTGGGGTGCAATGCAATGCGGTGGACAACCAGCGCGCAATGAAACTTGGGCTGACTTTGATAAGTGCGATCCTATTTGGTATGTAGTTAGTCCAGATGGTACTTGGAAACCGCAGGTAGCACGATGAGCGGCCTTCAGTTTATGAACCAAGATGGCGAATGGGAGTCATTCCCTACAGATGATGAAATATATGCCAAGAAAAGACAGCGCGAGTCAGTCCTTGATGCGATGCAGATTAGGATACTGTGTAACTTATGCAACGAGCCAGTAGCCAAAGAGGAATTAGCATTCTGGGTCGAGGGGCAAGCATTAACCTGGTCTTGCAAGAAATGCCACGCGGTTAATGAGTCAAAGCCGCAAATATAGAGGCTTCCGCACAGAGCGGGTAGTCGCAGAATATCTGAAGCGCTGGTGGGATGGCGCTACGGTAGGTCGAGGTTCTGGGCGCGACATTCTCAATGTTCCGTTCGACTGCGAGGTTAAGGCGCGCACAGGACTCGATGTGTCAGGAACACTCCGCCAGATCGAAGCCAGGACAGCTAAAAGCGGCCTATTGGGGTTTGCATGCTTTCGGCTAAATGGTCAAGGTGAAGCACCGCAGCATTATGTAGCGATGTTACGCCTTAGCGATCTGGTGGAGTTACTGATAGCCGCCGGTTACGAGAAGCGCAAAGATGTAATAGTAGAAGGCGATATTAAACGCTGCCAGGCATGCGGGGAATGGACTATCAATGATCCCTGTAATTGGTGCGAGGATCAGTAATGCCTATTTATGAGTTTGAGTGTACTAACGATCAATGCGAGGCTAACCTGCGCTACGAGAAGGAGTTAAAGATAAATGAACCACACGATGTCGAATGCGGCTTCTGTCATGAACCGATGCGCAAGATATACAGCTCGTTTGGTATCTCGTTTAAGGGTAATGGATTTTATTCTACAGATAAATAGTTATGCACACCTGTGGATAACCTGTACAGATTACTATCGAACACGCTTGCGCCACGCCCACTTTATACACATGCTTGACATGGCGAGTACACTCTTAGCAAGAGCCCATCAAGGGCTCAAGCCGCGCCTGAAAGGCGTAGCGCGGAAGGTTGCTAAAGTGTTAGTGGGAGTCCTATGTCTAGGCTTCGCCCAGCCAGCAGAGGCTCAATTAGATGCTAATAAATCTATTAAAATCCTGGCTGATTATCAGCTCACAGATAAGCAATATAAATGCCATAACGAGATAGTTTATCGAGAAAGCCGGTGGAACATCGATGCAGTTAATGGCTCACATTATGGTTATTATCAGATAAAGAATAAGCGCATTAAAGGCAAGGACTATGGCTATCAGTTCTGGATGTATTGGTACTATGTAGCAAAACGTTATGGGGTTACTCAGTATGATGAGCCTAACTATTGCAATGCACTACATCATCTTAAGACTAGAGGTTGGCAGTAATGGCTAAGCGCGGTGATCCTCGATTAAGTAGAGACTACAAGGCGTTTAGATTACGAGTACTAGCCAGAGATCAATGGTCTTGCTTCTATTGCCAGCAACCAGCAACAACAGTCGATCACATAATACCGGTGAGCAAAGCACCTGACCTGGTAATCAATTATGAGAACGCAGTAGCTTGTTGCCAGAGTTGCAACAGTAAAAAAGGATCGCGTAATCAAGGCGTTTTTTTAGGTAGCAAGGCTACCCCCCCTGTCTTTTCAGGACGTATCTACCCGATGCAGTCCGAGCCGATGCTGGACAGTCCATTTACAGTCCGACCTAGTCCGAGTCAATGACAACTAAAGCCAAAAAGACCCAGCCGCTACGAGG